TTTATTATATACAAGATATTATTTTTAAATAAAAATTTATTTAAAAAAAATAATGGGCTTAAATGAAAAGATAAAAAAAGAAATATGTGTTCTAACGATGTAGATATACTTGCAATAGACGACACCATAAGGAGGCAGTTTGACCGAGATTACAATGAAATACCTATCTATCAAGACCGGTTAAATGGTATAATAAAAATACTAGAAAATCCCAACTTAAATCAAAGATTAAGAGAAGTCCTACTGACAAATAGAGATCAGGTTATCTATAAAATTCATAATTTAGAAATTAAAAGAGATTATAATTTCTATCTATTCGAAACATTATCCATAATAGAAACTTACAAGGACATTCTAAAGAGACCTCTAAAATTGAGCTTTATCGGCAAACCGAAAAAGAGCAATGACGAAAAGAAAAACCTAATAACAAGATACTTGGCGATCGTCAGAAACTACTACGATATAAGCTGTATAGAAAATAAGGAAGAAGAAAAATCATCATTTTCAATATCTTGTTCAAACTGCGAAAACAATAATGCTAATCTATTCGATATCGTCGATAACAATATATACATCTGTAATATTTGTTTCAATCAGCAAATTGTCATCAAATATAATTCTTCGTATAACGATATCGATAGGGTAAACATAGCTTCTAAATACATCTATATACGGAAGGTTCATTTTAGGGATTGCATTAACCAATACCAAGCCAAACAGAATAATACTGTTCATACTGATGTATACAGAGATTTGGAAAGAGAGTTTTTTCAACATCATCTACTGGTAGGTGACGAGAATACACCAAAAGAAGTTCGTTTTTCAAGAATAACCAAGAAACATATACATATGTTTCTAAAGGAGCTTAACTATTCGAGTCATTACGAGAACATAAATCTAATACATTATGTTATGACAGGAATTAAATCAGTAGATATAAGTCATTTAGAAGAGCAACTATTAGACGATTTCAATGTCCTAACAGAATTATATAGCACAATCAAGCACATCAAAAGAAAATCTTTTATAAACAGCCAACATGTTTTGTATCAACTCCTTCGACGACATAAGTTCCCTTGCAACAAGGATGATTTTATAGTATTAAAAACAACTGATCGAAAATGTTTCCACGACGAGATAACAAAGGAGCTTTTCGAATCTCTCGGTTGGAACCACGAACCATACTTTTGAATTACAATTCAGTTTGATTTGTAATTTTACTTTGATTTTTGATTAATTAATAAAGAAATCAATCTGTTAGCTATTAAACTAACAATTGGAATTGAAACTGCATTTCCAGCTAATTTATATAAATTCATATCTGATAATCCCGATAAGTTATAGGTTGATGGAAAACCTTGAAAGTTAAAACATTCTCTCGGAGTTAACTTTCGAATACCTCTATTATCTGATTATTGGAACATTATGTCCTCCTGTACCCATATTTGCTGTTAGAGTTGGACACTCATTACTCTTATTTTAACGAACATATACACGACGATATTGGTAAACAGTATCGGTTTTAATATTAGCATTATTTAGGAGATCCCAAGTACTAGAACTGCTTGTATAATAAAATTCACTTATTTTTTTCTTTTTTATATGTTCGAATTCAAGATTGAACTTGCTAAATACATCTTTTGATTTTATACATACGATATATATCCTTTCCCTGTTCTGTGGAATACCAGTCAATTGTGATGTGTTCAATATTTTATAGCATACTGAATATCCTCTAGATTCTAGGTTTCCCAATATTATTTTAAATGTATTTCCATTATCATGAGATACTAAATTCTTTACATTTTCCAATGGTTTATGATGATCTATAATAGACAATATCTTCCAAAATACATTTGATCTTTTATCTTCAAATCCTTGTTGATTACCGGCGATAGAGAACGGTTGACAAGGGAAACCGGAAAAAATAATATCGTGACTTGGAATCATATTGTTTTCAATCTCATTTAAATCACCAAGTGTTAATTGATGTCCGAAGTTATTATTATATATGATTTCTGAATATTTTGTCATATCATTTGAAAATACGATATCAACCATTCCTGTCTTCTCAAATGTGCTCCTGTTCCTGAAATAAATCAACCATTTTCAGTTTATTTTTATCCTCTTGATCAGTCTCTTGTTCATCGTCTTTCTTACCCTCTTTATCAGTCTCTTGCTTAGAATGTCGACCACATACTCTTTTACCGTCTATCCTTGATAATTTAACTTTGCATTTACATTTTAAACCAGTAGATTTAACATATTCTTCACAAATAAGTATTGTTGATGTAATTTAATTAACAAACTAAATTATTTATATTCAATTACAATTTATATTCAATATTTATAATTCAAATCTATTCAATTTCCTAATGTAATTTAAGGCTGACCAAAATAGTATTAAATCAAAAATGTGTGGAATTTTAAGCATACTATGTGAAAACGAACAAAACCAGCTTGATATGGTAATGAAAAGTTATGATATGTTGAGTAACCGAGGACCAGATTGCGGTACATTAATTATGAATAGACAGATGATTCTTGGATTTCGTAGATTAACTATTAACGATATGACTACCAAAGGAAACCAACCATTTCGTGATGGGAATATCAGATTGCTTTGTAATGGAGAAATTTATAATCATCGAGAACTTGAAGAGACTTACAATCTAGAATGTGAATCAAAAAGTGACTGTGAATGTATATTGCATCTATACAAGATGTTTGGTTTCAGAAGGACAATCGAACTGCTAAATGGAGATTTTGCAATTGTATTGATTGACGGTGATCGAGTGTATTTTGCAAGAGATTGTATTGGTGTTAGACCGTTATTTTATGGATTTACAAATGATAATAATTTTGCAGTAGCATCGTATGCACGAGCACTTACTGGTTTCTGTAAAGAAGTAGTTCATTTTCATCCTGGAATTGGAGAATATTATAAGGGTAATCTTGTGACTGAAACATATGCAGATATGTTTAATAACATTTCACCTTGCTTTTTGAATGTAGATGAGATACGAAAAACAATATATGAAACTTTAACAGAAGCAACAAAATTGAGGTTAATGTCGGAAAGACCAGTTGCCTGTTTGTTGTCTGGTGGTTTGGATAGTTCTATTATTGTTAGTATTTTGTGCAAGCTATTAGGTCCTGAAAATGTACGAACTTATTCAATTGGAATGGAAGGTTCGATTGATTTACGATATGCTAAAGAAGTTTCTAATTTCTTGGGTACAGTTCATACAGAAGTATTGTTTACAGCTGAAGAAGGGATTGCTTGTATTCCTGAAGTGATTAGAGATATAGAAAGTTATGATATTACTACAATTCGTGCTAGTGTTGGTATGTGGATGTTAGCTCGATATATCAGTAAGAATACTGATGATATCGTGATATTATCTGGTGAAGGATCAGATGAGTTGTTTTGTGGTTATCTATACTTTCATTATGCACCTACTATGGATGAACTGGAGGTTGAAAGTTGTCGTTTGATTGATAGAATGTATGAATACGATGTATTGAGGGCAGATAGGTCTGTATCATCTCATGGTCTTGAATTACGAGTGCCATTCTTGGATAAAAATATGGTCAAACTATGTTTATCAATTCCTAGCGAGAACAAAGCTCCTCGCGATAAAATTGAAAAGCATTTATTGAGAACATCTTTTATCGATTCATTTCTGCCTGATAGTGTTTTGTGGAGACGAAAGGATGGAATGTCTGATGGTGTTTCTGGTTTGGAGAAGAAATGGTATGAGCATATTCGTGAGTATGTCGATACTATTGTTACAGATGAAGAATATGAACCATATATGAATAGGTTTCCAAGCAAGGAAGCTTATTATTATAAAAAGATATATGACGAATATTTTCCAACATATCAGCCTGTATATGAGTATTGGTTACCGAAGTGGGTTGATCATGGTGGTGACCCATCAGGACGAATTCTAACAGTATTCAATGAATAATTAAAAATATGAGGTTTTGAATTTAATTTTAAATTCAAAATGTTGATTATACTTTTATGATATTGATTATATTATATTTAATCGCTTTAATCAAGAGTGCTTTTCAGGTTAAAGATCAAATGTATACATTTATGTTTGTAATTGCTTTTAGTATTTTTATGATTGACATATTCTTGATGGGTTTATTATTGAAGGAAGGTAATTAGAATTGAATTTGTTTTAAAAAATATTTACTATATATAAAATGGCAACATATGAATCTCAACAAAATATGATAGAAAGAAGTATGAAAAATTACTGTGG